ACATACTTATAGTATGGGGTTGTCCGGTTCGATTTCGATGATAAAGTGGCTCCTGGACCGTGTGTTCCCGATCTTATAATTTTCATTAAAAGATCGGGGGTTAGGTCACCAAGGCAGTCGCTAATAAGCGATTGAGCCCTTGTAACCCAACCCGGAAGTTCACCCGTAAGGGTTTTCCGCAGACGATAGTTGGTCTCCTTACACTGTTCCTCAGCTTGTTGCCATTTTTCAATGGCTGCAGCCTTAGGGTCGGTATTGAGCTCATCTACCGCGAACGGGAACTTCTTTAGAAAACACGCGATTTGCCGGTGAACAAAAATAACTTCAGGATTATCTAACGCCGTATAACTCTGTATTTTGGCGTCGAACTCTGAAGCAAGGTCAAGATACGCCTGTCCATTCATAGTCTTACAAATACTATGAATACGACAGAAAATATCAAAACCAAGTTCGCTGGCATGCCCGCTTGCATAGGCATATAGTACATCCCAATGGGCGCTTACGCGCTTTACCTGGGTTTTCATCGGCTTGTTAGCTGATGACCGCTGAGTGTAATACTTTCGCATTATGACTCCTTGTTAGTAAATGTTACTTACATCTAGACTTCAATCTTACCAATATGTAATAATTCCATAGAGGTAGTTGTAGTCGTTAGGATATGGGCGACACGAGCGAGACTCTCTTTTAGAGTATCGGTCGTAACACCCGCCGGAAGTGAAACAGATAGTTCCACTTTCATATCCTTGGATGTAGGAACACCGTTCACATCGTCTACAATCACAGTTGTGATTAGGTTGATGGATGAACGACGGTTACCAAAAGAAACTCCGTTTCTTTTAGGTGCCGCACTACTAATGATCATAGTATCCTTAACAAGGTCACTATGAAGCGGCCCAATGTATACTGCACGATTGTTCTCTGTGCGGTAGTGGGTATATACGACAGCCACGCTGTCCTTATCTAAAGTTGAGATAGACATAATTGTCTTCCTAGTAAGTGAGTTATGGATGATCTGTAGGTTATTAATCTACAACCAGCGTCTCATTAGAGAAGCTGCATCCATGATTTTCCAGATGTCTAGATTGACATCGATAGTTACGAGTGACACTTCAGTATCGATAATCCTGTCCTTCCATTCGCGTGTATGTGAAATATTCACATACTTTATAGCGCCGGTTGGTGAGGTTATCTTTACGGAGCCTGTGAGTTTAGTCTCACGAGCATCAGTCACCCAAGAACCTAGGTAAGAAAAACCAGGTGCGGGGTTTAATGAAGCGATGACTCCTGAAACATTCAGGAACCAATCAGCAACAAAACTATAGGGAATTGCTTCCCATAGTGCCCCAGCCGGATTTAACAAACCTAGGTCGCGAACGTGCCCACTGGAGTCAGATTTCAACTCTGTGAGTACGCCCGCACGTGCACTGTTTGTAGAACTCAAGGTAAGTGTACCCTCGTATACATATCCTTCCTCCGAATAGCTGATTACCAACTGATCGGAGTCCTGCGTCATATCATTCCCTCTGTACGTTTGACGTACATTGTTATGATTACCACCAAAATACTTGATCGTCTGTTCAATATCGATGATCAAGGGGCGCCATGCGTAACGAGCTTCAAGCCAAGCATCACTAATAATATCTAGTGAAAGCTTTGCTTTTCCGCTCGAATTCGCACGTTGCCATTTTCGGAAAGTCTTTGGAGCAAGCTCCTTAAACCTTCCTTTTTTGATGGACCTATACAAGCTGGCGATCCGCCGGCCTGTCGAGGCCAAATGAGTGACAGTTTGTTTACTCTCTGCTAACATTGTTAGCAGAGCAAGCTGGCCCTCAGACGCATTGTTGTACGCTTGATTTACAGCTGCTTGGAGATTAGCGGGAGGCGCGTGAGCGCTTAAGCTAGTCAGGTAGGAAAGAAAACCTACCGTTGTTCCAAACACTTCAGAAGCGAACTGGGGTAACACCCAGATTACTCTGAACTTCGTTATACGGCCTACTGCTGACCCATCTGTGATGATCTGAATTTCAGACCACACATCAGTGTCGACAGTTGCCTCAAACGTAGATGTAAAATCAACCTTCTCATGAGTCATAGGAGAAAATATTACCTCTCCTTTTTGTTGACGTGACTTAAAGTTGGGAGTTACAACATCGGTCATCGTATCCGACCCATCCTTAAGGATGAGAGTCGGAAAGATGTCCATGGTGGATAACCTTGCGGTGTGTATGCGTTGTCGTTGAGCGAGAAAAGCCCCCATAAGGGTAGCTTTCGCCCAAGTAACTAAGCGTTCCGGATCGTATGTAGCATAACCAAGCTGCACAACCTCCGGATCTTTAACACTTTCAGGTATGACAAAAGTCCCAGCAAACTCGTCTATGTAAATACTGCCATTAGCAGGATCACACGACCAAGATTGGTTGTAGACTGACATCGATGCATCTCCAACATGTAGACCGGATAATTCTTCCGGAAAAATGTTGGCAGTTCTGGTGCGAGTTCCCATAATATACTCTCCAAACGGAGAGCAACAACAACCGCTACCAATACCCGTCTCCGGATAGAGATATTGGCAGTTGCAGGGGGAAGCCCCGCCGGAGC